TGGAGATGGGGATGTTCTAGTAGAACTAGGAACCTTAGACACCAATGCTCCATCAGGTATTGTCGGTGCATCTAAGTTCTTTATTCATCGTGCATTGATAGGCATTACTACTGCTGCAGGTCAGACACTTGTAGGTGGTCTATCTCTTAGTGCTACTTCAGGTACAGCTACTAATTCTGCTGTATCTTCAGGGACAGAAATCGTAGGTGCAGGTGTTGCATCATTTAACCCACGTATTTCTGCTACTGACTCAGTAACTGAGATTGATGTAAACTATGGTGCAACTGCAGGTTTGTATCATATCTTTAATCCAAACATTAATGCAGCTATTGCAAGCAAGTATCTCTATGCATTTACTACTACTACTCTTAATGCTGATGCTTCTGCTGGTCGTTTTACAGTAGAGCTAGAATACTCAGTATATTAATAAGTAGTAATATAGAGGGCGTATACACTTATGTCAAGAAATAAAGTAATCAAAACATCAGTGACGCCCTCTACCCTTGGAAAGGCTAAACGCAACTACCGTAAAGAGTATGATAACTACCACGCTGCCCCAGAGCAGAAAAAGAAGAGAGCATCCCGCAATGCTGCAAGAGGAGCCTTAATGACTTCAGGGTCAGTAAGCAAGGGTGACGGTAAAGACGTAGATCATAAGAACGGAAACCCTATGGATAATAGGGGTGGTAACTTAGCAGTTAAACCTAAGAGTCGCAATAGGTCTTTTCCTAGAGATAAAAATGCAAAGAAATTAAGGAGATAAAAAGAAATGATATATCAATCTAACTTATATGGAGCAAGCACTTCAATAGGCTGGGGTGTACAAACTGCTTTAACTGTTAGTACTACTACTTTGCATGTAGACGTTAGTGATAACACTATGGTTTATTTGCATACAACTCATCCTATTTACGTTAGTTTTACTGCAGCAGAGGCAAACATTGTATCAGGTAATGACTTGATTCTTGAAGTTCCAAGACTGCTTACCCCTTCTGATGATGCTGTAGTGTATGTACCTACAACACATATTCTTGTTGTACCTAATGCTGTAAATCCTTCAGAGGCAAGAGCTTTAAGTCCTTCAGCACAAACTGTTAAAATGAACTTGTTAAGAGCTATTAGTACTGACGCTACAGTACGTGTAATTCTTGCATAAAACATAAAGGAGTTAATTCAAAATGGCTAAAGACCTAAAGAAATCAATGTCCGCAGCAATTAAGGCGGGTGACTTGTACTACATGAAGGGCAAGGTAAAGATGCTTGCCGTAACTAAGGAAATGCTTGACAAGTGGAAGAAGGATAACAAGGGTAACTATGACGGTAAAGCACTTACAGCTTACGCTAATGCCAAAGGTAAAAAGATCAATCCTGTAGAAAAATCTTTACGTCCTAAACTTAGAGGTGAAAAGTCTACTCCAAAGTCTGCTAAAAAAGGCTCAGGCGCTCAACATAAGCGTTCTAAGGTTGATACTGGGTTAAGTGACGCATACAAAGAATTAAAAACAGCAGAAACAGCTATTGCTGATAGACTAGCAGACAATGCAGCATTTAGAGCAAAAGTTGCTGCGGCCACCGTAAAACAACGTGAAAATATAATAAGGGGTAAAGGTGCAACTAATGCTCCACCTAATCTTAAAGGAGAAGCTGTACCCGGAGATAACAAACCAGACCGTTTATCTCCTGCTTTATTAGCTAGACAAAAGGCACTTAGAGAACGCCAAGAGGCTTTAAAAAATAATAAAAACAAAGGTGGTATGATAATGAAGAAAAAACCAACAGCTAAGATGATGGCGGGTGGTATGGCTGCTAAGAAGAAACCTGCTGCTAAGATGATGGGCGGCGGAATGGCTAAGAAAAAGGGTGCTTCCATGTATAACAAAGGTGGGGCAGCTAAGAAGTGATAGCCGCATAGCGGGGTTGCATTCTTGTATGTAGTCCTATAAGGTAAAGCATGGTATAACTATCTGTGGTAATATATACAGGAGTTATACCATGTTTAAGAGATTTGTAAAAGCTATCCAACGCCATCAAATGCGACGAGTAGAGTACTGGCAGCTAACCAATATGTCAGATGAGCTACTTAAAGATATAGGAGTAACACGTGGCGAAATCAAGCAAAGGTTCTTTGGGAAAGACCAAGTCTAAAGTAAATGCGGCGGGTAATTATACTAAGCCTACTATGCGTAAGTCTCTTGTCTCATCCGTTAAGGCTGGCGGCAAAGGAGGAAGCCCCGGACAGTGGTCGGCTCGTAAAGCTCAGATGGTTGCCAAACAATATAAAGCTAAGGGCGGAGGATACACATCATGAAGGGCGTAAAGCATTATAAGATTAATGGTGTAGAGTATAAAGGCAAAACCCACAAGCACAAAGATGATATAGTGATGACAGGCGTCAGGATGACTAAAGGTTCTGTACGTCTGTACCACTACAAAGATTTGAGCAAGAAAGCAAAGGCAAAGGCAGATGGCCCTACAAAAGTCTCAAAAAAGTCTTAAGTCTTGGACAAAACAAAAGTGGAGAACCAAGAGTGGTAAACCTTCTACGCAAGGCTCAAAGGCTACAGGAGAACGCTACCTTCCAACTAATGCTATTAAAGCTATGGGTACTGGGGCGTATGCGGCTTCTACAGCTAAAAAGAGAAAAGACACAGCAGCGGGTAAGCAAGTCTCTAAGCAACCTAAGAAGGCGGCTAAGGCTACCAAACCGCACAGGAGAATAACGTGAGCAGAAACTTAAACGAAAAGCAACAACTATTTATGCAGGTCTTGTTTGACGAGGCTCAAGGTGACGTAGTTCAAGCTAAGAAGTTAGCAGGCTACTCAGACGGTACAGCTACACGTGTTGTTATTGAGGGTCTAAAGGATGAAATCTTTGAGGCTACTAAAACGTACATGTCTAGGCTTGGTCCTAAAGCTGCTGTAGCTTACGGTAGTGCATTAATGGACCCTACACAGTTAGGTATCAAGGAAAAGATGGCAGCAGCAGGACAGATACTAGATCGTGCTGGTGTAGTTAAGACTGAGAAGGTTAATGTTGAGTCTAGTGGTGGTTTGTTTATTTTACCTCCTAAAGAAAAGTGTGAGTCTTGCAAAGACGACACTTGTACGTGTAAGTAATAAAACAATGCCTGAGTTTTTTGCTAACTGTGACTTAGGCTTTTGGATGCTACCTAAGCCTGAAAAGATGAAGAAGTGGGAGAGAGTACCAAGGTTAGTCAAACCTGTACCTTGGGGTTATGAGATAGACCTCAATGACGAAGAGTGGTTAAACCCTATATATAGAGAACTGGAACTATTAGAACTTGCAAAGAAGCATTTAAAGCAGTATAGTTACAGAGAAGTATCTGCTTGGCTAACTACGCAGTCAGGTAGAAGTATATCTCACATGGGTTTAAAGAAAAGAGTAGACATTGAGCGAAAACGTAAAACAGTTGCTAGAATTAAACGTGAGCTTGCCAAAAGGCTCCAAAAAGCCATCACGCACTACGAAACGCTTGAAAAAGAAAGAGTCGGCTACTACACCTACACCGACTAAGAATGTTTCACGTGAAACAAAGGCAAAGAAAAAGAAGGCTCCTGCCACCCCTATAGCTGCCCCTTTTGATGTAGAAGAAGCACAAAACATTGTATTTAAGCCTAATGACGGGCCACAAACAGATTACTTAGCCTCAAGTGAACGTGAAGTACTATACGGTGGGGCAGCGGGTGGTGGCAAGAGCTACGCTACACTAGCAGACCCTTTACGTAGTCTTAACCATAAAGACTTTAGTGGATTACTAGTACGCCACACTACAGAGGAACTTAGGGAGCTTATACAGAAAAGTCAAGAGTTATACCCTAAAGCAATACCGGGTATTAAGTGGTCAGAGCGCAAGTCACAGTGGGTTACACCTAGAGGTGGCCGCATTTGGATGAGTTACCTAGATAAAGACCAAGACGTTATGCGCTACCAAGGACAAGCGTTTAACTACATAGCATTTGATGAGTTAACACAGTGGTCTACACCGTTCGCTTGGAACTACATGCGCTCACGTTTACGTAGTGCAGCCCCTGAGTTAGGTTTGTACATGAGAGCTACAACTAACCCCGGTTCTGTTGGGCATCAATGGGTTAAGAAGATGTTTATAGACCCCTCTAAGCCTAACAAGCCTTTCTGGGCTACAGATATTGAGACAGGGGATCGCTTAGAGTACCCTAAAGGTCACACTAAAGCAGGTCAGCCCCTGTTTAAACGTAGATTTATACCTGCCAGTTTGTTTGACAATCCTTACTTATCTGACAGCGGTGATTACGAAACAATGCTTTTGTCTATGCCTGAGCATCAACGCAAACAACTATTAGAGGGGAATTGGGATGTTAATGACGGGGCAGCTTTTCCAGAGTTCAATAGAAAAGTACACGTTGTTGAGCCTTATAATATTCCTAATAGCTGGACGAAGTTCAGAGCTTGCGATTACGGCTACGGCAGTTGGACAGGTGTTGTGTGGTTTGCTGTTTCTCCCTCAGAGCAGTTGGTAGTTTATAGAGAGATGTATGTAACAAAAGTTATAGCTACTGATTTAGCGGATATGATACTAGAAGCAGAAGCAGGGGATGGGACTATAAGATACGGCGTGTTGGACTCTTCCCTCTGGCATAAAAGAGGTGATACTGGACCTAGCTTGGCAGAGCAAATGATTATGAAGGGCTGTCGCTGGAGACCTTCTGATCGCTCTAAAGGCTCTAGGGTATCAGGAAAAAATGAGATACACCGCCGTTTGCAGGTGGATGAGTTTACTGAGGAACCTCAACTCGTTTTCTTTTCCACCTGCACCAATTGCATAGCTCAACTACCGGGGATACCTTTGGATAAGCGTAACCCAGAAGACGTTGACACAAATGCAGAAGACCACTTGTACGATGCTATACGTTACGGTATAATGACAAGACCACGAAGTTCCCTATGGGACTTCAACCCTGCAACACAGAGAAGCGGCTTTCAAGCTGCTGATCCTACATTTGGATATTAAGTATGGACCCTGAAGATTTTACAACAGACTTTGAGCAGAACTTAGAATCCGCAGAATCAGCGCACATTAAAGATGTGACTAGTGAGGGTATGTCTGACCCTAAAGCAGGCCACATCATTGACTTAGTTATGAGTAAGTTTAAGAAAGCTGAAGATGCAAGGTTTGTTGATGAACAGCGTTGGATGAGTGCTTACCGTAACTACAGAGGTATATACAATACTGAAGTACAATTCACAGAAGCTGAAAAGTCAAGAGTATTTGTAAAGGTTACTAAGACTAAAACATTGGCAGCTTATGGTCAAGTTGTAGAAGTTCTCTTTGGTAGTCAAAAGTTTCCTCTTGCTATTGACCCTACTAGATTGCCTGAAGGTATAGCTGAGACAGTACACTTTGATCCTAATCCTAAAGCAGCAGAAGAAGCAGGTGAAGGATTAAAAAAAGCCTTTGGTCCTGTTCCTACGTTTAGTCCTGAAACAATATTAGAACCCGGCGATACTGCACTTTCTATTAAAAAACGTCTTGGTGGACTAGCTAACAAGCTTGCTCCTGTAGAAGATAAACTTATAGAAGGTCCGGGAACATTACCTAGCAGCCTTAACTTTAGTCCTGCTTTAGTTGCAGCTAAGAAAATGCAGAAGAAGATACACGATCAACTAGAAGAGTCAGGTGCTAACAAACAGCTACGCTTGACTTCTTTTGAGTTAGCTTTGTTTGGTACAGGGATCATGAAAGGTCCATTTGCAGTCAACAAAGAGTATCCTAATTGGAATGATGAAGGTGAGTACGAGCCTACAATAAAGACTGTACCTTCTACTAGCCACGTATCTCTTTGGAACTTCTACCCTGATCCTGATGCAGCTAACATGGATGAAGCTGAGTACATTGTAGAGCGTCATAAACTATCACGCTCTCAAGTACGAGCGCTTAAAGGCCGTCCTTTCTTTCGTGACAATGCCATTGAAAAGTCTCTTAGCATGGGCGAGTCCTATGAGAAGAAATGGTGGGAACAAGCTATGGAGGATGACGCTCAAGAATCAAAAGCAGAGCGTTATGAGTTATTTGAGTTCTGGGGCTTTGTAGACACAGAGATACTAAAAGAGCATGACATTGATATCCCTAAAGACCTAAAAGATGCAGAACAGTTAAGTGTTAACATTTGGGTTTGTAATAGCCACGTTATTCGTATGGTTATGAATCCCTTTAAACCTGCACTTATTCCTTACTACGCTGTACCCTATGAGCTTAACCCTTATAGCTTCTTTGGTGTAGGCATTGCTGAGAACATGGATGATACGCAAACTCTTATGAATGGCTTTATGCGTATGGCTGTAGATAATGCAGTTATGTCAGGTAATCTTTTAATAGAGATTGATGAGACTAACTTGGTCCCGGGCCAAGACTTATCACTATATCCCGGCAAGGTGTTTAGACGCCAAGGTGGTGCGCCGGGACAAGCTATCTTTGGTACTAAGTTCCCAAATGTAGCTGGTGAGAACATGCAGCTATTTGATAAAGCACGTGTGTTAGCTGACGAAAGCACGGGATTTCCTAGCTTTGCTCACGGTCAAACAGGGATACAAGGTGTTGGACGAACAGCTTCTGGAATTAGTATGCTTATGTCTGCTGCTAATGGTTCTATACGAAACGTAATCAAGAACGTTGATGATTATCTGCTTGCTCCTTTAGGTAAGGCGTTCTTTAACTTCAACATGCAGTTTGACTTTGATCCTGAGATCAGAGGAGACTTAGAAGTACGCGCACAGGGTACTGAGAGCTTAATGGCTAACGAAGTGCGTAGCCAACGTTTAACACAGTTCTTGCAGGTAGTACAGAACCCTGCCTTGGCCCCCTTTGCTAAGATGGACTACATCATTCGTGAGATTGCAGTTAGTATGGACCTTGACCCTGATAAGGTTACTAACTCTATGCAAGACGCTGCTATACAGGCTGAAATATTCAAACAGTTCGCACAGCCTCTACCCGTCCCACCAGAGGCAGGAGCAGCCCCAGCGGGAGGGCCACCACAAGAAGGCGGTCCAGCAGCGCCTCCACCCCCACAGGGAGCCGCTCCTACAGGTCCACAGGATATGGGAGGCGGCGGTGGCGGTAATATAGGCACTGGCGCTGCACCTGTACCCGGAGAGCAAGGCTTTACAGGGAGCGTACAGTAATGGGTTTTGCAAGCATGGGAGCAAAGGTCTTAAAGAATATCTTTACAGAAGGTGTAGAGGAGACTACACAGGCTTTAGGTAAGTCTGTTCCTAGTTCTACAGTTAAGCCTCAACGTTTTGAGACTAAATTACTAGAACAAGCAGCAAGACAATCTGAAGGATCAAGAGAAATACTTGTTGAGATGCCTATTAGAGACTTTCTTAAAGTTGCAGAAAAAGTAGCCCCTGATAACCCCGGCAGAGCTGACTCAAGAAAGATAACAAAAGAACTTGTAGAAAAGGGTACTCCTTTTAACACTCTCCCTTCTCTTACATTTACAAATCTAGGGGGTGGCGCAGCAAAAGCTACAGGTCATGAGGGTAGGCATAGAGCAATCGCTTTACTTGAGGCAGGTGAAGAGACTATGCCTGTTGTACTAACTAGCTCTGGGGGTAAGGGCGGTAGTATTCGTTGGTTGAAACAAAATGATCCTGACAGTTCTGACTATATAGATGTATTACCTGATAGGTTAAAGAGTGAAGATACAGATGATATAGTACCTATGCCTGATATTGCTAAAAACATCCGTGAAGAAGTTGGCTTGCAGACTTTGCCTACTTTGCCTAGCTTAGTCCAAAGGCCAAACTAAATGAGCCAACTAAAGAAACTAGTAAACGACAAAGCCCTATGGGACTCCTTCTGTGCTGAACTAGATGTTCGCCTTGATAGAGTACATAAGACTATGGAGCAAAGCGACAGTGCTGATACCTTGTTTCGCTTACAAGGTCAAACTGCAGCGTTGCGTTCTTTGAAGACTTTAAGAGCAGAGGTTAATGCAGATGGCTGAGAGTGATAACCTAGAGGCAACACAGAATACTGCTGCTCAACAGTCTGCTGATTTGTTAGATAAAGAAATACAAGAAGCTGAAGATTCTGGAATAAGTCAAGATCGCTTTAGACCTACTGCTGCTGATGTAGCAAGTACTATTGTAGACTTTACTCCTATAGTAGGAGACATTAAAGGTGGCGTTGAGGGTGCTGAAGTTATCTTTGATGAGCTAAAGAAAGATGACCCTAGTTTTCTTTTTATAGGTATAGTAGGTGGAGCGTCAGTATTAGGTTTAATTCCCGGCGTTGGTGACGCTGCTCAGAAGTTAATTATGAAGGGTGCAAAGAAGTTCAAAAAAGATAAACTAGCACCTGAAGTTATGGAAGAGCTTTCTGTAGACGAGAAAAGTTTAGTAGAAGAATTAACTAAAAACACTGAATACACTCCTACGACAGAAGGCGAACTATATGCGGATAGAATAGCTACTATGCTTAGAGAGGGCAGAGGTAGTGATATTACAGATGATATGCTTGAAGAAGCAGGTAAGTACGATGACTTTCATAAAAGTTTAACTCAAGAGTATATTAATGGTAACGTAGGTATGGACTTACCTATGGATTGGGAAAGCACAATGGCCCGTGGTGCTGATCAAGGGCTTACTGA